CTTGTTGAGGTCCATGTGTCATAGTATTGTATGTGACAGAAAGTATATGGTGTCACATAGTGGGAAAAAGTGGTGAGTATGACCTAGTGCACACACTCACACACTATCGATTAACTGTAGTTACCTACGTCGGGCAAAGAGAACTCCGTTAGGAGTTCTTCTTTTGGAAGTCTGCAATGCGCTGACCGAAGGTCGTTGTCGCAGCAACGAAGACTTTCTCTGCGTCAGTGATGTCGCCAGTCTCGTCGTTCATCTTGGCAGTGGTGGCGAAGTAGTACTTGCCACTCTTTGATAGGGTAAAATCGTTTGCGTTAAGCATAGCTTAGGGATTAGAAGGCGGGGGGTTTGAGCCGCCGAAGTGTAGTGCGGGTCTTTTATTGTGTAGGTTACCACTCTCAAAAACTTCCTTCTAAAAAAAATTTTCTATATTTGAACCATGGCACAAAAAACAAACCACCAACTCTTCGTACAGAAGAACGTATCTCGCCCAGGAGTACACGCAAAGAGTAAGACGTCAACACACAAATCTTCCAAGAGCTATAAAAAGCCTTACAGAGGACAGGGTAGATAAAACAGTTTTTACTATCTTTGCATCGAGACCACTTATGTGACCGGCCCTTGGTAACCAAAAAGGGGCCTAGACATCGGGTTTGGAGGCTGTCAACATAGGCAGCTGAAGTCGTCCCCGGTAGTTTCAAAAAGTGCGTTGGTATAAAACTCGGGTGGGAACAAGGCTATAGGCTGACAGAAATGCCCCCACGTAGGCTTAACACGGCGAGTGGAAATCCAGCGTTAGACAAAAACCCCAAGGGGGAAAATTATATCTAGTCATGAGAGAAATCAATCGCATCATCATCCACTGCTCTGCTACAAGAGAGGGACAAGACATCACCGCAGAAACAATCAAGGATTGGCACGTTAACGGAAACGGCTGGTCTGACATTGGGTACCATTATTGCATTCGTCTTAACGGGGACATTGAGCCTGGTAGAGGAATAGAAAAGAAAGGTGCACACGTGCGTGGTCACAACGACGACTCAATCGGGATCTGCTACATTGGGGGATGCGAGGGTGATGGACAAACACCAAAGGACACTATGACTCCTGAACAAGAAGAAGCTATGAGAGAGCTTGTATACTCTCTGCGTATGGTATGGACCAAGAAGTTGACCCTGCATGGGCACAACGAGTTCTCCGACAAGGCATGTCCAAGCTTTAAAGTCAGCGAGAAGTTTGCAGATATCTTGTAAACTATTTGGTTATATAAGATGTAGTTTTATATATTTGTCATAAACCAAACATTATGGCAAATCTTAATTTCCAACCCACACGTGACTGGCTTGTTCTCCCACTTAGAAAGCAAGACCAAACAGATGCGGGTATCCACCTTATGGGAGGTGCAGAAAAATCCCTTCGTACCAACATACTAACAGTACTTGCTGCTGGACCTAAATGTGAACTCATCAAAGAGGGGGACACAGTTATGGTGCACCCTGCAACGGAGGGCCTAGTTGTAACCATCGATGACCAAGAGTGCATCATGGTAAACGAATTTTCTATCTGTGGGGTAATTCCCAGCTAATGGAGGGCACGGTAACCATACCGCTCTCTGAATTTGATAAACTTAGGGGTGCTCACCAAAATGCAGACGAGCGAAACAGCAATCTGCAGAGGGCCGCAAGGGAGATCGAAGTATTCCTCTCCTTCCTGTGTACACGGGAAACCATTATGGAGTACGTAGAGGAGTTCAACAAACAGTCTTCCCGTTCAAGAATCAACATTGAAGAGGGTAAGGTCAAAATCGTAATACGTGATGAGTAGAAAAATACAAATCAAAGCAGACACGACGTTCAAGTACCTACAGGTATTCAATGGTATCCTTGAGCTTACGTACAAAGAGCTTCTGATACTGTCTAAGTTTATAGACCTGTCGGAGACGAACAACATATGTTCGGCGGACAGCAAGAAGAAAGTAGCAGATGACATGGGGGTCGATGACCCCAACACGCTAAACAACTACGTCAAACGTCTCAAAGACAAGGGCGCTATTGTTAAAAGCAAGAATGGTTATATTGTGTCACAACTCCTGAAAATGGATAAAACTGTAGTTATTGAGATCACTAGATGACATAGTATCCACTAGTTTCGTTAAGTACCCCTGGGGCATCAACGTACTCCAAGACTCTAGCGGACGTCTACTAACGGTAATAATTAAAAACATAGAAGATGAGCGAGAAGACACCGTCATTTATTGATATGATGAAGACCTTCGGTAAGGAGATCGTGGAGTTCGCAAAGCAAGGCGCCCCACACGTCAACAGAAATCAATACAAGGAAAGGCTAGCAACCTGTGATGGCTGCAAAGACCTACGAAGAGATGTAATGAGGTGCGGTAAATGTGGCTGCCTTGTTGAACAAAAAGCAAAGTGGGCTACATCCAACTGCCCAGAGAAGAAATGGCCCACCATAAAAGTGGGTCAGCACGGAAAGAAAGTCACATTGAAGGCCAAGAAGAAAGATGGATCAGAAGGTAATAATCCAAAGACTAGCGAATAAGCACAACCTACCACTACAAAAAGTAGAGGAGGCTGTGTACTACCAGTTCAAGTACGTGCACAACGTAATGCGGCAGGGTAAATTCGAACCTGTTAGATTACCATTCCTAGGAAAGTTCCACGTACTACAATCAAGACTTAAGTATCTACAGAAGCATGAGGGATCTGATAACGGTAAGTAACAATGTAGTTGTCCCAAGCGCGTACGCACTTACCATCAACGAATTCAAGGGTTTGAAATCCGGCGAATTGGGTGCCGTATATTTCTACACGGACCACCGATCCCCTTACGCTGTGTATGAGGAACAAGAGAGAATGGACAGGATAGGTCAAGACCTAAAGGTTAAGTTCACCTCCAAGGTAATGGGGGCAGTAGATAAATATAAGGAACTGTCAGAAACATCAGCTATAAAGCTTCTTAAATCTGCACGTAACTCGATAACTAAACTCGAACGTTACTTTGGTACCGTAAACCTAAATGTTCTTGATGATCACGGTAAGCCTATCTACCACGCAAAGGACCTGATCGGCAACCTCTCCAACATGGGTAAGGTTATTACAGGACTTGACGAGCTCGAGGCTATAGTTAAGAAACACGAGCAGAAGGACAACCCTAATAGGGGTGGGGTAGTAACCAATAAGTACTCCCACTGATGTTTAAGAACAGTGCTAAATACTCTCCTGCAGCAAACCACTACCTGGACTTCGGTTTCTACACAGATGCAATACCAGGCACTCGAGAATATTATGATTACTGGGACGAAGAAAGAAAAAGATGCTTAGAAGGATACGAGGAATTAACGGGTTATCACTATTTCTATCTCAACTACTGCCCAATCGACCGGGTAGTGGACGACATCCTAACAGACGGCACCAAGATCGCAAGAAGAGAAAGAACATTTCCTGCCTTCTACGACGGAGACCACCACTACTTCACTGCGGTAGACGAAGCCAGAAAAACAAACAGACACCTAGTCGTACTAAAGGCTAGACGTAAGGGCTTCTCCTACAAGGCTGGTGCAATGCTAGCTAGGAACTACTTCTTAATGCGTAACTCTAAGAACTACGTATTCGCATCACAGAAAGAATACCTCATCGGGGACGGACTACTATCTAAAGCCTGGGAGTTTTTAAGTTTTATTGATGACAACACTGCATGGACACAGCCTCGCCTAAGAGATAGGGAGATGTTTAAAATGTCAGGCTACAAAAAGAACGTTAACGGAGCAGATGTAGAGCTCGGTATGAAATCACAAATCATTGGGGTATCTCTAAAAGACAACCCAGACAAGGTTCGTGGTAAAGCAGGTGATCTGATTTTCTTTGAGGAAGCAGGCTCGTTCGGTGGACTACTGAAAGCCTGGGAAGTAGCCATGCCTACAATGCGTCAAGGCTCCAAAACACTTGGAACCATGATAGCATTTGGTACAGGTGGTGAAGAGGGTAGCGGGTTTGATGGAATGGAGGAACTGTTCTACCACCCCGACTCCTATGACTGCATAGCATTTGACAACACGTGGGATGCAGGAGCTATGGGTACACAATGCGGGTACTTTGTACCTATACAACAAAACCTAGATGGGTTCATAGACGACGATGGGAACTCACTGATAGAAGAAGCAAAGAAACATGAGGAAATACAGAGGGAGAAGAAGAAGGGGGCCAATGACCCAAAGGCACTTGACCAGTACGTCGCGGAGCACCCGTTCACACCGCAGGAAGCAACTCTACAGGTTACCGCCAACCTCTTTGATGTTAATTCTCTTAAAGAGCAGTATAACAAGATTAAGGTTCACGGGCTTGACTCCGAGGGAACAGCTGGGATAATGTACTACGACAAGAATGGGAAGAGTTCATTCCGCCCATCAACAGATGTAAGCGCTGTACACAAGTTCCCACACAGGAAAGGTGACAAAATAGATGGGGCTATCGTTTTATATGAATCTCCGTATACAACAAAGGAGGGAGAAGTCCCACATAATTTGTATATTATATGCCATGACCCATATGCGCAGTCTAAATCGACAAACAATGAGTCACTTGGAGCAGCATACGTAATCAAACGACCGAATAACCTATCCAAACCGGATGATATAATTGTAGCAAGCTATGTTGGAAGACCTACGACACAAGATGAATACAACCGGAATCTATTTATGCTGGCGGAATACTACAACGCCAAAATCGGATTCGAGAACGACCGCGGAGAGCTTATTGCTTACGCGAAGAGATATCGTAAGCTACATAAGCTACAGGAGGAATTTGAGATGTTGGATAAGAAAGAACTCAGATCTAGGAATGTGAAGCGTCAGTACGGTATGCACATGACCGAGCAACGTAAACGCCAAGGTGAGCTATATATAAGAGACTGGCTAATAACACCAAGGCATACTGACGAGGATGGGAATGTAACTCTCAACCTTCACAAGATATATGATGCAGGACTCCTACAGGAGCTAATCAAGTTCAATCACAGAGGGAACTTTGACCGAGTTATGGCTTTTATGGTGGGCATGTACCACACGCGAGAGTTATATAATAGAGAGGTGGTAGAAATCCTGGAGGACAGGTCTACCGATGACTGGTTTGATCGTATTTATAAGTAATTTTGCACGAATGTATGGGACCCACGATATACCTAAACAGAGGATACCACTTAGTAAGAAGAACAAGAAATGGAGAGAGGGATGCGTAGACGCATTCATCAACATCTCCAAGTTTGGTCTATCAGAACGGAGAAGTAGACTCAAAAGTCTGTACGAGTACTACAACGGAACAATAGACGAGACCGATTATAAGTACGTTTTAAAGCCCTATGGTAAGACGCGTGCTAACTTCCCCTCAAAGCTCCGTAATTATCCCATAATCAAGCCTATTATAGACCTCCTGTTGGGGGAAAAGGCCAAGAGACCGCTGAACTACACAGTGACTGTGAAGAATGCAGACTCTGTGTCACAAAAAGAGGACGCTAAGAAGCAAGCGCTATTTGCACAGGTGCAGAAAATGTACCTAAGCAAGCTTGCAGAAAACGAGGACCTAGATATACCGCAGTCCGAGGAAGAGATACAGCTGCCTCCGCAGATCGTCGAAGAATTCGACAGAACCTACGTAGACAACAGAGCCATTACGGGGCAGAAAGCCATCAACTACATTATGCATCAGGAAGAGATGTATGATAAGTTCCAGAGGGGGTTCTTTGACTACTTGGTCACCGGAGAAGTGTACTCTCACAAAGGGGTACGCAGGAACGAGCCATTCTACGAGGTACTTAACCCTCTTGATATAGACTACGACAAAGATCCCGACATTGAGTTTGTGGAAGACGGGGATTGGTCTATCATACGAAAGTTCTCGCACGCATCTACAATCATAGACAACCTCGGGGACTACCTAACACCAGAACAAGTGCTAGAGTTGGAGAATCCGCAGCACATGTCTACTGAATCGTACCTGCTGTACAGGTCAGAAGCCACAGGAGCGGATGACAACATAGCACGTAACAGACTTATCGAGGTGGTTACCGTATACTGGAAGAGCCGCAAGCGTATTGGGTTCGTTGAGTACATCGATGAGAATACCGGTATGATGGAGATGATGCAGGTGGATGAGGGATTCCGCATGCCTGCAGATATGAAGGAGAGGGGAGCCAAGATCAAATACGAGTGGGTAAATGAGGTATGGCAGGGCACAAAGATTGACGGTAGATTTTACGTCAAGATATCCCCCATTTCTAACCAACGAACGTCGCTGGATAACCCCTCTATCTGCAAACTCCCAATCAACGGTAGAAAGTACTCGGACATTAATGCTCAGAACATCTCCTTGGTTAGCCTAGGGGTACCGTTCCAGCTTAACTACAACATATTCAAGTACCGTATGGAGCTAGCTATTGCACGCTCTAAGGACATCATCGCACAGTTCGATATCAATATGATACCCAAGAAGTGGGACATGGATAAGTTCATGTACTTCGTAGAGGGTACCGGTATTGCGTGGGTTGACTACAACAAAGAGGGCATACAGCTATCGCCCCAGCACCAGTCAGTGCTAGATATGTCCATCAAAACCATTGACCAGTATCTAGGATTGCTTGAGTCTATCATGCAAGAATGGGAAAAGATATCAGGAGTAAATAGACAACGTCAGGGAAGCATTGGAACCTATGAAGGAAAAGCCACGTCACAACAAGCTATTGTTCAGTCCTCGCACATTACAGAAGATCTTTTCCGCAAATTCTCACGATTTGAGCAACGTGAACTCCAGGGCCTACTGGATTACTCTAAAGAAGCGTGGATTACGGGCAAGAAAGCAATGTACGTCATGCCCGACATGAACTCTCAGTTCTTGGAGGTAGATGCATTTGAGCATATGGAAAGTGAGTACGGGGTATTCATATCCGACTCCGGTAGAGATCAAGATAAACTTCAGCAGGCTAAAGGGCTTTCTCAGTCTATGATTCAGAACGGCGTGCCAGCATCCGCAGTATTGGATCTGTTTGATACAGAGAACTACGCAGGGATTAAGGACAAAATTACCAAAGCTGAGAAAGCTCAGAAGGAACTGGAGCAACAACAGCAACAGGCTCAGCAGCAAGCTCAGATAGAGCAGCAGAAAACTGCACAGATGAAGATCCAGCAAGATGCCATCGACAAAGAGAAGGACAGACAGTTGGAGATAGAGGTAGCTCTTATCAAAGCAGAGGCATCGGATGCNGACGACAGACTTGACATAGAGATGGAAAAGATGCAGAGACAGTTCGAACTCAAGGAGAGGGAGCTGAATCTTAAACAGCAAGCTCTAGACAAGGAGGGTGATCTGAGACCAGACGGAGTATGAACAACGCAGAACGTAGACAACTACTAGACAGGTTTAGGGGCTCCGGTATGGAGGGCTCTATACTTGACGTGTTTAAAGCCTACGAACAAGGGCAAGACCTTATAGCAGAACACTATCAACAAAAGAAAGAAGAAGAACCTGTAGAGTTATCAAGCCCACAGGAACAGAAACAGGGGCTAAGGCCCTATCACCAAGCCGGGGATTTGGACCGCTCAGCAGTTTTCAAGGACGTGCCTCCTAATACCCCATTCAACACTCACGGGATGAAGGTCCCGATCAACATAGAGAAGTATAATGAGCAGGGACATCTAGTAGAATCGCACAAGAGCGTTCCCCCCGGCATTAGTGATATACCCACAGGACCTCATAGAGGAGACGTAATAGAGACCCCCGCAAAAGGTTACAGAGATGGGGGAGTGCGATATAGTAATAGGAGATATAAAAGATAATTATACATACTCAAACCAACACACTTTAAATAAATTTGCAACATGCAACCAAACGACAAATTAGATTTTAGCGCCATTTCTTTCGACGATATGTTGGGAGACGGCATAGAAACGGCTCCTCAAGACGTTGAGGAAGTAACACCAGAGGACGTAGAAATCGTAGACGAAGATATCCCAAACCCTGAACAGGGTGATGAAGATCAGGAGGATTACGTAGACGATGACTATGACAATGATGATGAAGAGGGCGCAGTAGAAGATGAAGTTGAGCTAGAGGACCTACCTATAGCAGACCAAATCTCTACAGTTCTTGGATTAGAGCTGGAGTCAGAGTATGACGACACTGTAGAGGGACTTACAAACTTCGTAAGAGACATGTCTCAGGAAGTAGCAGAAGACCAACTACAAGGTTTGTTCGAAGAGTTCCCCGAAGTACAACGCCACTTGGACTACGTACTTGCAGGGGGTGACCCAGAACAGTTCTACGCTACTCACAACCCGCAGGCAAACTATGGCAACATTGAAATGTCTCAGGGTGACATTACTCTACAAAGAGCAATGCTTGGTGAATACTTCAAATCAGCAGGACATCCTGAGGATTTTATTGTAGACGTACTTAACGACTACGAAGAATCTGGAAAGCTCTATGGCAAAGCACAAGCTGCTCAGCAACATCTAGCAGCAGCACAAGCTGAAGAGAAAGAGCAGATGTACCAAGCACAGCTTGAACAGCAACAAGAAGCCGAAGCTGAACAAGATGAGTTCTGGGATGGCGTTGCCGGAGTCATAGAAGAAGGAAATGAATTTGCAGGTATTCGCATACCTGATAACGATAAACAAGAGTTCTTTGATTACATATCTGCACCTGTAGATGATCAAGGAAATACTCAAAGAGACTTAGACTATTCTGAGGCGGACATGGACATTAAACTCGCCATCGATTACTTGATGTATAGTGGATTCAATCTCTCAGACATTATTGATACGAAAGCTCGTACCAAGAGTGTAGAGAACTTGAGATCTAGGATACAGACAAATGAAGAACGAGTGAAGAGTGCACGTACGGCTCAACGTAGACAGAAAACATTTGATCCAGATCAACTGGACATAAACGCGCTTTTTTAAACAAGCAATCTAACTTTTAAAATAAACAATCATGGCATTGACTAATGTACTAAAGACGTACTACAATGACTCGCAAATGACTGACACGAACTCGTTGGTCAATGCGTTGATGGAGAAGCCTGAAGAGCTCTCTCCAATTATCACGCACCTCGCAGGTCGTGAAGAGAAGAAGTTCCCACTGTCCTTTATGACAGAGGGAGTTGGTAACACTAAATCTATCGATCGTTTCGAATACGAGTACCGAGTGAAGACTCACGAGGTAAACGTTCGTCCGGTTGTTAAGGCAGTAGCTAATGGAGCAGGGGCAGCTAACACCTTTGGTGCTAGCGGTACTCCGTTTCGTGTGATCTTCCCAGACAAGTGGTTTGTATTCCCATACACACTTGTTTCTGAGAATGGTGTACTCGCTCGTATCATGGAAGAGCCTCGTCAGGTATCTGAAGGTTATGAGTACACGCTCCAATTCGTGTCTCCTACTCAGGCAGCTATTACAAACAACACAGCTACCAGTGACTTGCTCCCAGGTGCAATGTGGGGTCAGTTGTATGCAAATGTTGGAATCGACTTCTCTCGTGGAAACGCTTCTAACTGGAGTGCACCCGGGTTGGTGAGATCTAAGATTGGTACTATCCGTAAGTCATACCAGTTCTCTGGTAACGCTAAGGACTACGTTGCTGAGTTTGAGCTCCCATTGAAGGAAGGTTCAAGCACTCGTTTGTGGATGGACTACGAAGAGTATCGCCACATGTTGAAGTTTAAGGAGGAGTGCGAGATGTACTACTGGTATGGCCAGAAGACTCACGACGCTGCTGGTAAAACTAAAATGGTGGACGAGAACGGTCAGCCAGTTGTTTCTGGTCCTGGTTTGTTCGAGCAGATCATCAACAAAGACACTTACTCTACGCTTACACAGCAGAAGATTGAGGACGTCATTGGTGACTTGTTCTACGGAATGACTGACGCTACTGATAAGCAGGTGACATTGTTCACAGGTATTGGTGGTGCACGTGAGTTTGACAAGGCTTTGCGTAACTACTACAGCTCTAGTACTAGTACAGGAGCTGCAGCAAGTGGTAGAGGATACTTGCAGACTGCAGAGTCTAAGTTCATTACAGGTAGTGGACGTAGCCTTGGAATCACTGGTTACTTCAACTCGTACGATCACATTGATGGTCATACAGTGAATGTAGTTAAGGTTCCATTGTTTGACCATGGTCCTGTTGCTCAGGCTTCTCGTAAGCACCCTGACACTGGATTGCCTCTCGAGTCGTACAGAATGACCTTCGTTGATCAGTCTACCTATGATGGAGAGAACAACCTTCAGATGATCAATAAGAAGGGTCGTGAGATGTTGCGTTGGGCTGTTGCCGGTTCTGTTGTGCCTAAGGGCTTTACAGGGTCTGACACCCGCGCTAGTGATATAGACGGTGCTTCTGTGCACATGTTGAAGACAGCTGGTATCCTGCTCCGCAGATTCGATACTTCGCTTGATTTGCAGTGCACTGCATCGTAATTTGTGTTTGGTTTGCATAGGGGGGATTGGTAAACTTTCCCCCCGTTTGCAACCATTTACATCCCCAAACCAAACATTAAGTTATTCTTTGACTATAAAAGAACAGCTTAGTTATTCTTTCTAAACTTAAAAGAACATGAGAAAAATTTACATCAGACGAAAGGAGATTAATAGTTTCCTTCCAAAGGAGGTCCGAATAGGAGCTCGCGTCACAATTGGTTCTATATTTGTAGGACGTCAACCACTCAAAGGAGTGGAAGGAGAAGAGGCCAAAGAATACCTACCACGTATCCTAGGTCTACCGTACGATCATCCAGATTTCCCTTCTAGGGAGAAGAATTACTGGGCCAGTCTGCGAGTCAAAGTACCGTTCGAGGGAAAGGAGCTTGACATCAGCACTACTGAAGATGGTATAGCCATCAACCCAGAAGACTACATCACATACAAGTGGTGTATGAAACATCGGCAGGTTGCCGAGACCAAATCTGAGATGGAAGCAGTCTCCGGAAAGAGGTTCTATATATACGATCCCCAAAAGGATCTTCTTAAGAGAAACAAAAAGGTTCAGATTTCTAAGGACGCTGACAAAGAATTCATCAAAGCATCATCGGATGTGGCAAGAATGAAGAGATTGTTGAGGGTAATTAGCGATACTAACCCAGACACACTGTCTAACTTGGAGATTGAAAACAACTTGTATGAGTTGAAGACGTCGTCTCCGGAACGTTTCTTAAAGGCCGCCTTGGATAAGGATTTGGATCTCAGAGATGAGATTGCAGAAATGGTGCAAATGGACATCATACGTAAGATAGGAAACCAGCACATCCATGCTGACGAAACATTGGGTGAGAACATAGCTGATACTATCGTATATTTTAAGAACAAGAAAAACTCCGGTGCAGTAAATGCACTTAGAGCAAAACTTAAGGAAGTAAAGTGACAATACAAGAGATGCATATAGCGGTCAACCTGGGAGTCCAAAAGCTTGGGTCTTTCCAGGTTGACAATCTCTTACCTGAAGAGATCGACCATGAGTTGAACATGGCGCAAAGAAGGTTTATCAAGCAGAGATACTCTGCGTTGAGCAATCCAAAGCGCCGTGGTTTTGAGCAATCACAGAAACGATTGGACGATCTGCGTAATCTCGTAGAAGATTACTACCAAAACCTGCCTAGTTACATGGGCGCTGTGTATACATCTAAGAGTTCGGGAGACGTATTTGCCTACAGAGCAAAGTTTCCCACAGATTACATGCACCTGATTAACGTTAGAGCCAAGGTGTTCTACGACTGCAATATCGATAGAAATGTGCCCTTTGAAGTATTTAGAAAAGAGTACTATTACTTGAGAGTACCAATCAGCCAACCTATACGAGGTTACATTCTGGTAGACATCAGCGTTAGCAACTCTGCAGGTGCTTTAACTAGTGTTAAGTCTAACCTCGGAGGAATTACAATAGACTCTATTCGCAACGGAGTTTACGGAGAAGAGATAACACCAAGCCTGTCACCTAACGACGGGTTTTCTGATTTGACATCTCCTGCGATTACAGCAGACTCCCCTGTAGCAGATGCCAACGAGATATTCTTTAAGAGAGAAGCTGCTTTTACTCAGCTGACNGATGTATCTATTCCNGGTGCNGTGGGTGCATATGCAGTGCTACGTTGGAAGCATCCACTTACAGATGATGTAATTGACATAAACGTCAACCAAGGACCATTCGTGATAGATGAGGTAATAAGAGAAGTTACCCCTGAGATCATACAAGATAACCCAGCACTGAAGCTAAAGAGAACACTTTGTAAGTACTCTCAACACGATGACTTGTACGCTATACTAGATGATCCGTTTAATACAACAAAAAACTCGGCACCTTTGTATACGATACAGGAAAACTTCGTAGATTTGTACACAGGTTCTAGTTTTATCCCACAGGATATCTTTATAAAGTATTTACGGAGACCAGCCCTCATGAGTTATTCAAGAGGCATTGGCTCCGAACTGCCAGAGCACACACATGACGAAGTCATAGAGATGGCAGTTAAAAGCATCTTGGAGACAATTGAGTCACCAAGGTATCAATCACAATCTGGGGAAGTCCTAGAGAGTGAATAATGTTTAACGATTCAATCAAATAATCATGAATCAAGTTTTTGTATCAAATCACAGTGCATGCCTCCAAGCGTCGGATGAATCTGCTGCTGATTTCTCAACCCTAGTACATACAGTGGGCGCTTCTGCAGGGCATGCTGCCTGCATGGTAGGTCTCTACTGCCCTTCTATAGGTAACTTTTTGGACGGCAAAACTGCCTCTGTCGGACTTCTCAACAACCTCAGCATTGCTGCGATTGGTGAAGCAGGCAAGACATTTGCAGATGTTGTTACACAAGCAGCTGCAGCCTTTGTTAACGATACTGATGGTATTGCTATTGATACTGCGGCAGATGAGGCTATCAACGTAAAGTTGACTAGTCCACAGTTTCTTAACCACGACTTCCAGATTGTGCAGGCGATGAAGACAGGTAATCCTGTTGCATCACCAATCATTCACAGCAGTCAGCTAAAAAGTTTGACTTACTCACCTAACGTTCCACCAGTTAAGCACAAGCTTGCTTTGGCTTTGGATGCTGCGTATACCCCAGTTCTTAAGGATGAAGTCACTCTGGTATTGAACGTCAGATGGCCACAGGGCATTGCGTTCTACGAGTCTCAGATCAACGCGTCTACAAGTATTGCGGGTGTGGGTCAAGCAGCAGCTGCTTTTGACAATCCTCAGCGTATTTATAAAGCTTCAATTACTGTTGACACTGCAAATGATAATGCAGTCTCTACTGCTCTAGTTACTGCGATCAATGCATCTTCAATGGGTGACATTGTAACTGCAACTGATAACAGTACTACTGGTATCTTCATTGAAGCTGACTTCTTTGGAGTCATCATTGACGCTACTATTGTAGTTGGCGGCACTAAGGTTGTTGGTTCTACCAACAACGCAGCTATGACGATTGGTGTTGGTTCTTTCGCAGAAGTTGTTTCTGCAGAGAAGGCAGCATTGTACAGCCAAGGAGTTATGAACAGAATGTACTTCCCAACAGGAGAAGCTATCAACGCATCTACAACTGCTGGTGGAGCAAGCACTGAAACTGCTACTTACGACAGAATCGTCTTTGAGTACGAGAATCGTGCTAGCAAAATGCCAGGATTCAATGGTGGTGGAAACATGTCTACTGCTACATTGTACATCCCAGCAAACTCTGACCTCACGACCGGTGAGGATACAGGTGCGTCAGTTGTTGCAGCTCTTGCACTTGGTGATCAAGGCACCAAGGTTGAAGTTCAGCACCGCTGGTAATAACTAATCTATAAATTAATGGGGGAGCAATTGGGCTCCCCCCTTAATACTTCTAATCATGGCATCAAGAAACGTACACGGAGATTCAAAAGTCAGAGTAAAAGCATCTGCCCTTAAGGCACGTGGTAGATACACGATTGAACTCAATAACCTAGTTACAGGTGAATCAAAAACTTTCCAAGCCAACTCCATAGCAGGTAAGTTGCAGAAGACTGTAGCGTTTCGTGGTTCCGGGGTTACTACAACAATAATCAAAGATTCAAAGGGTAGGGTTGTTAAGCAAAGCTCCCAAGTAGGTACCGCAGAAATTGATTGTTGTATAGCAAAGTTGGTTCATGATGCAATCAATTGCACATGCCAATGCAACAAGTGTAACGAAGATCTTAAGAGAGCAGAGACTATATATCTGCTGCTACAGTCCGCAAAGCACGAAGCTCAGGTTCTAAACAACCCGGAGATGGCTGCAGATAAGGTTTTGAAAGCAAAAGAATTGTGTACAGAGGTCTGCGCTTGCGGCTGCTAAAAAGTATCGTATATGTCATCAGGAAAGCTATATTATGTACTCCCCTCGAAAATAGGTTTGGACGTTGTTATAGGCGAGGCAACAGCTGCCAGCACAACAGTCTTTGCCCCACACAAAGTTCTCCCAGACCACAATGGTGGTAAACTTGTAGAGCTGACTGGTAATGGGGCTAGTACTATTGCAGCTGGGGTTAAAACTTTGGACCCCCTAAACCTATACTATGAAACAATAGTAGGGGTAGTGCCAAAGAAGATATACAGCCCACTACAAGGTGATGATGCTATTACCCTAAACGAGGGTAACATGGATGACTATATTCAAGAGATTGATTATAGGTACCTGGATAATGGGCATAGGACAATAAGTATTGTATACAAAAGCGGTGCTTTTAGTATGTCTACTAATAGTTACCCCCAACTGAAGATGATAGAATTTGATATTCTATTTACAAATCCCAAGATACCAGAAGGTAATGATAGCTTTGCTAGGGGCAGAACCCCCACACAAACGTCGCGGACAGTAAGACAATATATCGTACCTGCAAAGTACGTAGATGGGGTAGATGCCGGTGACTCTGGATTTGAGTTTGACTATACTCAAATGTTTGACTTTAGTGAGATCCCATTCAGCCGAGGTACGGGAGAGCCCAAAAGGGCCGACAAAAACTTTGGGGGTATTAAAGTAACAAATGGGGGAACAGAAAAAGGATGTATCCACTTTGACACTTATGCTTACACAGACCAGAAGTGGGAAAGATTCAATGGACAATTTACCACGCTTCCAGCTGACGATTCAACCACAGCATATTTCAAGGTTGCACCTCTATTCCCAGCAGCGGATTTCATTGACTATGCGAATACAAACGACAGTATTTTAGTCGCTCTGGATAGTAATAATCCAATAGCACTTGCCTCCAACTTTACTGGCAATGTAAGGATCACCTCTGATAGGCTTCACTACTCCTTCAAGCAGACATCCGGGGCAGGGTATGGAATGGGGGCTATAGGTAACGGTGAGATAGATGGGGGGAGTATAGGTAGACTTATCAACCCCTTGGGAGATATACAATTCCACACTGACGATGTAGACGATCCATATAAGCTTGGAAATCACTGTTACAGAACCGAGGAATGGATGGGATCCCACCTAACTGGTTTTAGCGGTAGCACTATTACAGACTATGATGGTGACGTCCCTGAGCAGCACTTTACTAATTGGTTTACTGATCCCTGCCATCCCACTGAACTAAAAGATGCATCAGTAGGGTCTAGTACAGCTGGTACACCACAAGGGGTTAAACAGTACCCCTTTGGGTGGTTTGGGTCACAGATAACTACAAACCAAGCTACTGCAACAAAAGATAGAGCTAGTGCATTTTTTACGCAGAACAACAAAGCCCGTAGGCAGGACGACACTATAGACTACACGGGTAGAATGTTCGATGGTGTAATCTATGCTGTATCCAGGAAAGATGGTGCAAGTTTTAGTAGTGCGTTTTTTGAGACAAACGTAGGGAACGGGATGGACATCAGGGATCAGCCTGACGGCCTTGGTGTTCTTACTAATGTGGCTCTAAATTTAATGGGGTGGGCGGAAAGCGACGCATACCTTGGTTATACAAGCGACTTCCAAGACCTGCGTATCGCTACATTATCCAGTACTGCCCCTACTACCGGAAATTTCATGGCACTCGGTATGCTGACTCCGCAAGATTTTATTAGTAATCTTCTTAATGTATACCACGGTTACTACTTGTGGCCAGGAGGCCTCACTCGTAATAAGTTGCTATTAGGCTACCTTTATGGCTCAACCAATACCGGTCTATACAC